CGTGGCGTCTTGAATTCCTTTAGCATCTTTGTTAATTAGAAACGCCTCAGGTGGAATAGCTTCAATAACTACTTTTGATTTATCAATTGTCCTACGAAGCCTTACGTTCTGATATACTTGCTCTTGTTGGTTAGGATCATAATTATCAGCAACTTCTAAATCACCTACAATCTCTACTAACGGATCAGCAAGTAATTCATCTAATACTGTTTCAGGAATTTGATCGTACTCTTCCATTTCATATTCAGAGTCTTCTACCCAAGACCAACTTAGTGTTCCATTGCCATATAAATAAGCAGATTTAACCCAAGTGTTTATTGTCTTCCAACCATCGTTCTTATTAAAGATACAATAATTAACTACATCCGAAGCTACTTTAGCTTGATGAATATCACGTGGTTTAGTACTTCTAGGTACGAAGTTTGCTAGTTTATTGTTGTCAAGTAATAACTTAGTAGTAAGAGCAGTATAACTCTCAATGATTTCAGTCGTGTCAGAAGATACTATCTTACTGACTCCTTGAGGTTTTAAATCACCCAACGGCGACATATTAAATTCATACGTAGCATTCTCTCTTCTAGCGGACAAATCACCAGCGCCCGTCAGACCTCCAATACTATTACGAACTTTTGAATCAATCTGAGCAATCAGTTCTTCATCAGTTACTTTTTTTATTTCCATACTCCCTCTCTCAGTTACAGCCAATTAGTATCATCTGTATATGTATGTTGATTCATTTCTCCAAAGGAGAACTTTCTGTTTGTTAAAGAATTACCATGTGTTCTATAAGCTTCACAAGCAATAGCAGTAGCCATAACAGTATCATCATGATGACCTGCAGCAGCTTGCATCCTATTGTTTTCACCTACTAGTATGTAATTCTTTAATTCACTTAAAATAAGACTTGAAGGAATACTTATATCATAATCCTTAATCATAGCCTGTAAATTAGATATGATAGGTACCTTAGTACTTACCGTGGTTTTAAATCCATATGAATTTATATCATTGCCTAGATTAACATTAGCTGTCTTTCTCTGTCGATATAGATTCGGATAATTCATTGAATATAACTGTTGTATCGTAGCCAATCCAATAGAATTAGATTCAGGAGCTAGCAAACAATTGTTATACCATCTACCTAAATAAAATAATACATGTCCAAAAAATACAGGATCAATCCTGTTGTTTCTGTATACCGCGACAATATTTCTTTCGCTGTCCATTACAACTGCCGCGGAATAGTCCCCGCCGACCCCACCGGCGACGTCCGCGCCGATGAGATATTTACTTTCCCTTTTCGGCGGTTCCCATACTTGCAAATCACCTTCAATGTCTTCGTCGAAGCTAGCATATTCCTTATTGAATCTTCTTATAGATTCAGGTGGCGAAGGCATATACTGATTAATTACTTCAACATCAAATACATTAGAGCCTGATTGTATAAAGCTTTCCTGTGCGGTAAACGGGTATTCCTGTTTGAATAAAATAGTCGATGTCTCTGCTATTTTTATTCGTCTCCAATAAATCTGTTCATCGTCGAGGCTCCACTCTTCTTTGAGTTTCTCCTCTTCAGACGTTAATACAAGACCATCTGGTACTGCAATTCTGTATTCGTCCTGGATATACCAAGGTACGAACAATGATGTAAAATTCCCTAATTTTTCTTCTGCCTTGTGCCATAGATCATAATATACCCCCTGCGCCCCGTTAGACGTAGAATTGATAATGATTATCGTTCCAGGAGAGAGTGAAATAGACTGGAATAGTCCAGCCATAACCTTCTCTGCACTCTGGAAGAAAGCAGTTTCGTCACATAGCAAGGCAGTGTTAGTTGTCCCTCTTCCGGGGTTATCTGCGCCTGCAGTAAAACAACGGTACATCGACCCGTTGTCTACAAATTTCATTTCCCTTTTGTTCGATGCACTCAACTCGGGTTGTATATCCTTTGGCAAATCCTCGTAGAAAGTTTTAGACATGCTAAAAATACTTTCCGTCGTGGGTTTATCTAAAGATATAATAACCGCCCTCGTGGATTGGTAGAATAAAGCTCTGTGAAATATCAAGGCAGAACTTATCGTACTGAACCCAGCTTGGCGGTATTTAGATATGATCATTCGAACACGACCATATTTATCCATCTGCCGATTAAACTCATCGACAACAATCTTTTGCGCTGAATTGATCTTAAGTTTTATTTTACCCAGCGCTGCGTCTTTAGGATAAATATATAAACATTCGTTAATAAAAGCTTCGGGATTATTTTTCCAAATCTCCCATTGCTTTCTTTTCTCAAGCTCTTCAACTGCTTCCAACAACTCATCTTCGCTTGGCATAGCGTCTCCTACTTATTGCTCACAAGTTGTAATACCCTTGCCTGCAACTCTTCTGTAGATACATCTTTAACATTCTCTTTAATACTTTCTATATCCGCAGTAGGCTCAATAAACTTATTCGCCTCGATAATCGCTTTCATCGCTAAACTATCACCTGCAGTCGTCTGTTGTGCAAAGTTCCTCCTTGCAATCTCCACCAGCATATCGGCGGGACTCAAACCCTCACCCCTACTAAAAGCTTCCTTCGTCAGGGTTAATTTATTTTTTGCGCCAGCAGGTTTCCCATTAGGATTCCCGGACTCCCCTTTCTTCCAATGTTGAGCCATAGCGTTAGGATGCTGAGGTTCGCCTTTCTTAAATGGCATACTTCCTCCTATATTAAATGATTTAAAAAACATACAGAACTGTAGTAACCCCGAGGCTACTGCTTTCCCTGTATGTTCTTACGTAGCGATCCTGCCGATACGAATGGGCTCTGTTGAGAGCTCTGTACGTTTTCTAAATAATTTTTTACTATTCGAATGGAGACATAGGCGGCAGTGGAGGCGGCCTAGTATCTCCAAATAACCGTATATATTCTGAATCCTTTGTCCAATCTATTTTCCCAATTGCGACTCCGCCTTCCACTGTAGCAAAATCAGGACCCAATTCTTTTTTATATACTGATTCCATAAATTCCTCACCATCCAATGGCGTTTTCTCATTTTTCATATGTTTATCACCTGTGGGTTAAATCTATATAAAGAGCCTACGAGCATAAGATCGAGTGCCCCCGAGCTTCAGATCAAGAGATTAGAGATTAAGATCAAGATCAAGAGCTCATGTGCATTATTTACTATGCACTTTTATAATAATTAAGGAGATATCAAATGAAATACAAATTAAATCCCGATCAATCAATGATCAAAAAACTAAACGATCTAAATCCAACAGATCGTAGTCACTACATCGCTAGCCTTAGCAAGCAAGCCATTAAGAATGTAGTATCGTACGTCCATAACTCTACTAAGTGGACTCACTCTATTCTGGGTGATCACACTCACATCTGGTTCAATGATTCATTACAATCAGAAGTACAAGTAGATCTTAGGGATAACCACTTCTCTTACATTAAGACTATCACGGTCTCTCCAGAGGATGTATTCTCTGCGGACGATCTTGAGTCTATGGGCTTCAACACGATCGGAGCCTGGAAGAGATAAGAGATAAGAGATATATGCGTGTAATTACTTTGTAGATACCACATGTTGACCACAAGGTGACACTGTGATTGCACGCTTTGTCTTACCCAAAGATTATCTTAATACACTGTGATCTTACAGTTTATTAACATAGTCTTTTTAGATCACAAGACTTTAAACCGTGTGATCATTATCTATAAAGGAGAGTATTATGTTAAATCTCACTACGTATATTAAATCAATCAACGAAGCTAGCCAAAAAGAAATGGATAGTAATCCAAATCTTTGGATCGGTAAGATCGTTGAAGATCCTAAACATTGGGCAGATTACGGAATAACTACACCTGCTCAATTCGATCGTTATATGGACGAACAATGTCTATATAATCTTATTTCTGACCAATTCTCGAAGAGTTATGCTAGAAGCTTAAATATTTCTTCGATGTCAGATCAAGAGCTGCAAGACGAACTCAATAAATTTTAACAACGAATTGCTTTGGGCCTATAGGGATTATCTAATTCCTTGCCCAAGGGAATATCATAGATTCAGATTCATTCAGTCTTACCTTATATTTCTTCTCTATAAGGGAGTGGTCGAGTCTA